CTTCGACCGTCGCAAACTTCGACAAGACTTTGGTTGTTGTATCCTTGACAGTAAACGGTTTGGATTGTGATTTCACGTTTATATCCTCTCAATGTTTAGGCAGGAAGGTAATCAGGTCCTTCTAGCCATTCAGAATGTCGTTAGAAAATACACAGTTTATTTTCCAGACTAATGTTCATCCGCTACACTCTCCCATAGCTGAATTTTAAGGCGATAGGAGGTCTCAGGTGGCACACAACGCAGCGGGTTCCGTCTGGACCTATGCAAATGGCGCTTGGCACGACGGCGACAAAGCCGTCTTAGCACCGCGTCATCAAGCTTTTTGGTTAGCTTCGACAGTGTTTGACGGCGCTCGGTACATGTCGGGACATGCACCTGATTTGGACAAACATGCAGCACGAGTTATAAATTCAGCATATATTCTAGGCATGGCACCAACGCTAAGTGCGGACGAAATCATTGCGCTGGCTTGGGAAGGTATTGGTAAATTTGACGGTGAGACCGCGCTTTATATCTGCCCTATCTTCTATGCTGAAGAAGGCGCCGTTGTTTTACCTGATCCTGCAAGTACCCAGTTTTCTATGGTTGTCCGTGAAGCACCCATTCCACCTTTTGATGGCTTTAGTGGGTGCCTCAGTAGTTTCCGACGTCCGGCGCGCGATATGGCACCGACCGAGGCCAAGGCATCTTGCCTTTATCCCAATGTTGCCCGGAGTGTCGGCGAAGCCCAAAAGAAGGGCTTTGATGTCGGCGTTGTATTAGACCCGAGCGGCAACGTCGCAGAATTTTCCTATGCAAACTTGTTCATGGTCAAAGACGGTGTCGTCTCAACACCCGTGATCAATGGTACATTCTTAAACGGCATCACCCGTCAGCGTGTTATGCAATTACTTCGCGATGACGGGCACACCGTTATAGAGCGCAGTATCGATTTTAATGACGTCCTTGAGGCTGATGAGTTATTTGCGACCGGCAATTATGCAAAGGTATTGCCCTGTACAAAAATTGAAGATCGCACCCTACAACCTGGCCCCGTATCTACACGTGCTCGGGAACTGTATTTCGAGTTCGCACTGTCGTCGTAAAAATGGCGGGGATGCTGTCCAAGGGAATACAGCACCCCCACCCGATGAAGGATCGCGCCCATCCAAATTAAGCGCGCTCAACTCCAACCCGCTGAGCCAAGCCAGAATTAGCTTGGATATAGCCGCTCAAACCCGGCGCGTACTTTAGCCACCATGGCTGGATCCTGATCTCGCCAATACTTAGGCTCTGCCATCAGTTCTTTTAATTTTTTCTCATTGAGGTCCCCAGCATTTCCATCGGTACGATGAGAGATTCCAGGTTCATCGGCTGCCATCATTCGATGTAAGGCTTGAATGCCTTCAAACGACGAGGTCATCGCCTCCATTACATCTTCAGGCAGATGCGTGCGGCCCCAATCACCCAATTGCCGGGATACAGTGGTCCAACGTTCCTTACCGCCAAAGTATTCTTCGAGACGGCCTTTAACGGTTGCAGCTTCGATATTCTTTTCAGAGTCCTGGAGCTTTGGAACGACGTAATGGCGGGCTAGATCATAAACAACCTGGGCTTGTGTATTCGTAAACCCGGCACGGTGAAGCACGGCATTTACGTCAGGATCAGGTGTGTGGTCACCACATTCCAGGCAGTAGTCTTCGTGTGAAGGCGGGACGACATCTTCACCTCGACCAAAGCGCTGTTCTAACGCCTGATATGATCTCCAAAGCGACCCAACCCTAGGCTCACCCTTTTCGACATCCCAGAATTTGTCCGGGAGCCCGTGTGGGCGTTGAACACGTGTGCTCTCAATCGGATCAGGTGTTACCGTTGGAGATTGTAATGTACTTTGAGTATTGCTCGGGTCGGATGCGACCGACTTATGTGTTTCATCATACTGGCTATGCATGTTTATTTCCTCTTCGGTTTCATGAGTTGTGGTTGAGCTATCGGGCGCGCCGGTGCGACCACGTTCTATCAATGCTGTGAGATGTTGAACGAGTTGACGCTGACCTTCGAGGTGGCGAAGATGAGAATCATCCGCACCGGGCCCAAGCGTACGTTCGAGCGTCATTGCTCTTAGGTAATTAAGCAGTCGGCGCCCATCTCCACCCTGGAAACATCGAGCTGCAATTAGACTGAGTTCTAAGGGTGTTGGACGATCGTCCTTACTTGGCAAAGGTTGATCTAATGGATCAGACATCCAGATTTTCCTCATTCAAAGATTGAGGGATCAGTTGCACTTGCGATTCTATCGAGGCTGGCATTGCAGGATCGACCGCGCCTTGGCCTGCCATAGTTTGGCTGACTGCACCTATAATATTCTGCAGTAGGTCACCACTGTCCTCATCAGCTTCTGTTCCCGGAATTACGGATGCTTTAGGCAAGGCCTTTTGAACATCTTCTTCAGAGCGCAAGATGTCTTCGGGAACACCATATGCGCGCGCCAGATACCGTGAAGCTTTGACCGGGTCGATCAGGTTTTGAGCTTCCGCACCCAAAGATGTGATCGCCGCCATCCACTCTTTCACCATGCTGGCTTCACGCTGGACTTGTTGGCGTGCAAGAGGCGACGTGTACTCAAGTTCGACCATATGCCCATCGATTTCAAAACGGGCCACTTCACCGCGCCTTTGCAAAATCGCAACAGCGCGCATGGCCAGAGGCGTGAGTAGTTCAGATTGCAGGCGTCCGTATGTCGCACCCAGTAATCGAGCCATATCAAGTGACCGGGCAACGACTTCAGTGGCCGTCATATTTGGCGTGTCGGGTTGGCCTAACATATCGACCATTAAGGCGTGCCTGATCCGGGTCCGCATTTGATCCAGGACCGTCATCGATAGGTTCATGTCGTTGGCTGGCTTTAGTGGGGTTAAACCGGCTGAACCAACGGCTTTCGGGATAATCGTACCAGGCTCCAGCTTAATCGTTGCCGGGTTCAATACCCCGTCGTCATCGGCCTGCCATATACCGGTGACAGCGATGGACGCGTTCTTCAGAATAAGTTCAACGACTTTGTTGGCTGTCTTAATATCCGGCAACGCTTTCATCACCGGGGATCGGCCATAAATTTCACCGGGCGCTTTAACCCAGCGAAAATTGATGAAGGGTGATGATTGAAACAGTCCCGTCTTTAAGATGGCCGCTTCGTTGTTGCCATTGCTCACGCCAGCTTCACGTACAGCAAGATACTCATACCCACGCTCAACCGGGAACACGGCTTCAATAACGATGATTTTGAGGTCCTCAATTTCAGCTTCATCTTGGGTTTTGTCTAAAGACGCATCTGGAAAGCGGTCTCGAAATTGAGCGTAGGTCATCTCTGCACGCCGAAATGTCGCGTCGAGGCGGCCCGATATGCTTTCTTCGAAGACCACGTCAGCGAGCGGGATTGCGGTAAACCTGAATGCTGATGGCTCACCAATTGGCGCTTCTTCGAACATCAAACAGGCTGTACCCGCGGTAACGAGATCCAGATAGCATTGATGCATTTCAACCGCGAAATTTGAACGATCAAAATTTCCTTGAAGCACTGATGCCCCGCGCTCCAGAACTTCAGAGACGTCTGCATGAGCATCTTCTGGTAATGCTTTGCCCGGCTTGAAATCAAACCACCGTGCCCAGGGAGGCGTTAACTCTGAGAGCAGACTGGCAGACAGTTGATCAACGGCGTCGGTTGCTGTGCCGTCATATAGGCGCGCACCCTTCTTTTCCCCCGGACTACTGCCCGAAATGGCCCCCTCACGTTGTGGAAGGGCGTATTCATAACATTCGGCCCAGTGACTTTCCCAGTTTCCGCGTCGTTCTTTTGCCCGCTGATACCGACGAATAAGACTGTCTGGGTCTTTCTCTGTTTTAGAATGATGCATTTCAGTCTCCAAGTTTGTCTTTGAGGGAATTGCTTGATGATGCGCTGGTTGAATTGTCGTCATCCACAACGCCACGCTCTGACGTTGCGATGGTCCCAGTACGGCCACGGCGGCGACGTTCTATATTCTTGAGGCGTTGCTTGCGATCTTCTTCGTCCGTATCGATGGCTGGTGGCGGGGGGGGCAGTGCCGGTGCAGACGGTGAGGAAAGAATTCCACCCATAATGAAGTCTCCTTTTTAGGCATAAAAAAAGCGCCCGGAATTGGGCGCAATGAACAATTGTCGGCATGGATGATGCGCGACAATGAATGAATGTAGAATGTGTCAGAAATGCAAAAATCCCGATAAGAAGACGCACTTCTCCCCGGGACTGACCAACACTATAAAAAATTATTTAGTGTATGTCAATATTATTTTCTTGTTTGAATAGAAGACGTTAGTAAATATTTTGAATTTATTTTACGGCTGTATGACACTAACACCGATCATTGCGCCACCACCTGTCACTGAGCAGGTTTTGGCAACTCCCCGACCTCTGGTTGTGCGACAACTATTAGCCCTATTGAAATAACACTTATAGATAGTATTATGCTATTTGGGCGCTCCCATTACGAAGCAGCACCGAGAGATCGTAGTGCGTAGATGGTTCGCAGGCTTTAAGTCGGTTCTATTCACCGCCCACTCACCAATCTTCATAGCCAGTGATAATCCATGATTCGCTATTGCCACTTCGATTCATTACTAAGATTACGCGATTGTTTTTATATGTAATCTCTGCACGTCTTCCTGCTTTTTTATCGGTATGCTTCGCAAGTTTTCCATGCGCTAACACCTCTGGCACTTTTTTTTGTATGAATGCCATGGCTTCTTCTTCGCTCATGCCATCTTTACGCATACGGCCAGACCGGATGTGCTGAAGGCCCAATTTTGGCGAACCATAATCGAACGTGATCTCGCCGATATCTTCGCGAAACATGGCTTGTGGGACACTTGTTTTGTCGTCCATTGCTTTTTTAGCTGCGTCCTGACCTTTTTTCTCAAGATCAACCTTACGCATGAACTTTGGCGTACCCCGGAGGCGTGTGACACCCGAGCGGAGAGCACCTGCTGGTGCGGATGATGCCGCGGACCCTACATTTGTCGCAAGTGCCGCCTTCGTGACATCAGATGCTGACCACTTTCCTCCATCCAATACATGTTTTGGTAATGTGACAGCCTTCGCACCTTCATGAACCCATTCCAGTGCTGTCCAATTGGACCAATCGATATTCTCTATACCTTTACCATCGGGATCAATTTTATCTGGCATTGGCAGCATGCCTTCTGGACGTTCAACATCTGCTTCCAAGCCAAATGCGTCTTCCACACTTTCAGTGAGATCAGGGCGCTCGTCTTCGCCGCCAGTCAGGCTCAGCACATAGGCATCCTCAAACTGTTTCTGATGTTCAGGTTTGACGCCTTCAAAGGTCCTCTGAAGAGCTCCTGAACTTGTGCCGGGACTTCAACTTCATGAAGCAGGTTGATGATCTCTGGAATGGCTTTCTCGCCAACGGTGTTGATAGCATCTGACGTAAACTTGGGCAGATCACCCACGCCGCCGCGTTTCTTGAGGCTGTCGGCCAGACGCTGGTTCGACTGGATGGTTTCGTCGGAGAGTATTGTGGCGGTGCTAGACCCCTCACGCTTATCTCTCCTCTGGTCCTCTCCCTGAGGGAGAGGGGGAACGACGGTGCCAGGTCCCTCATCTTGCGTAAACTTCACCTCTCCTAAGGGGAGAGGGCGGCGCGCAGCGCCGGGTGAGGGGTTTTGCGTTTCGTTCAGCGCCTCGCCTTCGGATAAAGATAAAACCGATTTCAGGGTTTGACCGATACTCTGGCCGATTTTCTGTCCAAGCTGGCTGGTCTGTTGCGATGTCTGTTTTTGTACCGTCGCCCGCGCCTTACTTGCAGCCTTTAACTGTTCTTGCTGCGCGGTCTCACGTCGCTTGGTCTCAAGCGCCTGTGCGCGGTCTTCGGCGCGTTTGGCCTCTGCTTTGGCTTTTTGTACGCGTTTCACATCTTGTATCTGCTGAAACTCTGTACGCGTTACATCGCCCATCGTCATGCGAGATTTTGCTTCGGCTGCTGTGACCGCGTCCTGTTTTGCCTCGGCACGGATTGCCGAATTATCAGCAGCGTTACTGATGGCTGGTTGCGCAGGCTTTACAAAACCTTGTCCGGCAAGGCGTGCGTACGTCTGCTGTGTCGGTCCATCCGGTTTGACCAACCCGTCCCGCTTGAGCGTACTGTCCATACTTTCTTGAGCACTGATAATCCCGGAATACAACGTACTGTCAGCCGTGTCCTGCGGGGCCTCCATCAAGCCATTATTGGACAGGGCACTTGAGACCTGAAAAATGTCGCCCGGCGCATTGGCCCCACCGATACCGACCGAACCACTCAGGCTTGATGACACAGCCGGTGCAGGTGACGTATCAAATTCTCCGCCCGGGTTGTTACCAAACCCGGCCCCGGCATTAGATGAAACTTTTGCAGCCGTGCTGACCGCAGCATTGTCGGTGCTCCCCATGGGACGTCTCCTTTTGTATGGAATTGACATAAAAAAAAGCACCCCGAATGGGATGCATTAAACGATTGTCGGATAGATGATGCGCAACAATGAATGAATGTAGAATGTGTCAGAAATGCAAAAATCCCGAAAAGAAGACACACTTCTCCCCAGGACTGACCAACACTATAAAAAATTATTTAGTGTATGTCAATAGTGTTTTCTTGTTTAAATAGAAGGTATGGCAAGTTTAATTTACAGCCGTACCGCCGACAGTGAGCCCATCGATCCTGAGTGTTGGCTGACCGACGCCGACAGGCACACCT